TAATCCGACGGCTCCGGCTGGGCTTTTCTGTCCCAGCTTGCCGCGTGATTCTTGGAAGATAATCGACTGTATCAACGGATCTTCTTGCGTAAATCGCTGTATACGCTCTTCAACGCTGGCGTTTCGTTTGAGCGCCATCGGCTTCATCTGTGCGCGTGGCTCCTCTTCCGTCGGCGTTTCTGTTGGTGTTGGCGTTCCGCCTCGGCTTTCCAACGCCTGCCGCAACATGCGCAACTCTTCCATTAACGGCGCTTGTGCCGCTTTTTGTGCAATTACCTGTTCAGCCATACGCACCTGCTGTGCTTGTTCCTGTTGTGCTTGTTCAATGTCACGATATTCCGGATAGACCATCCCTCCGGTAATTCGCTGTTTTGGCAATATCTGCAATACATCAGCAACGGGAGCAATGCCACGCTGAACAAGCGGCTCCGAAAGTAACGTTCCTAGTTCGCGCTTTGCCTGTGGCACCCGTACCGCACTAGCCGCTAATCCCAATGCGGCTGGGATTGGACTACCGCTTGCCGCAGATGCAATCAATGCCTGACCTGCTCCGCCGCTTGTTTGTACCTGCTTAAACAACTTTTCAACAACATCTGGCTCTTTTCTTCCCAGCTTATCGGCAAATAAATCGCGTAACTCGGCTGTTTTGCCGTATTCCTGATTCAACGCTATCAAACGATCCGCCGCATCCCCGCTTAAACGCCCGTCCTCCGCCGCTTTTGCAATGCGGTTTTCTATCTCTTCGCGCAAATCGCTTCGTGCCGCTCGTTGCACTTCATTCAACGCGCCCTTTGATAATGATGACCATGATCGATTAAGTCCGATCTTTAACTTTTGCAGGTTTTCAAGTGTGCCGCCGCCAAACTCTTCCATCTGCTCAAGTAATGCTTGACGCTCGCGGTCAACTGCCTTTTTATAATTTTTTCTTTGCGAGCCGGTGATACCCTCCACCAGTTTATCGCTATACTTAGTTTGGTAGTCTAATACCGGCTCAATGACTTTATCGGCATCCTTTATTAGCGTGTTCAAATCACTAGCAATGTTTTCTTGGTGCGCCATTAGGTTTAGGATCTTGCGGCTGTCGCTATCATCAACTCGCAAAATGTCTTGGTTTTCTAACCGCCTGATTGTTTCTTCAATGGGCATGTCTGCAATTTCCTGCACCCCCTTGCCCTGCATCTTCGCTTTCTTTGCGATTCGTGATGTCTCTGGCGCAGTGATGCCGTACGCCGAAAGAATCAAACTTTTTGATCCTCTTGCCATTGCTTGACCAGCTTTTGACACACCCCCCAAAATAGTTCCACCGACTGCACCTGCTCCCGCGCCTTTAATGCCTTCAATCGCTTTTTCGCCGAGATCACCCTCTGCTCGTATAAACGATTCAATACCGGCTTGTCCTGCGCCCGTAGACGCAAGATACTTTGCTGTCTTTAATATCGGCAATTCGGTTAAAACCTCGGCTGTTTTGCCAACCGGCGCTAATGCTTTTGCAACCCTTGCGCCTTGCAATGCGCGTTGCACTTGCGGAATAGCTGACGCGCTCTTGCTGATAACTTGCGCACCCTTACCAACTGCACCCAGCGCCCCCAGCGGGTTAAGTAACAACCCAGTTGCAATCTCTGTTCCCAATGCACTAGCCGGATATTCGCTTTCAAATGCTCGCTGTTGCTGTCGTATGTTTGCTAATTCTTCGCCGTAAGAAAGATCGGTAAACGGCGCTCGAGCGGCGGCTTCCAACTGTTGCGATAAACCAAAAGTCGGTCCTGCCGCGGCGGATCGCAAAAACCCAGTTGCAACATCACCCCCGGTTAATTCTGGCGCTGATACCGTCGGCATAGCTTCAACCACGGCTGGCGCTGAAACCGCTTGATCCGCTCGCGCTAGTAATGCCGCCAAACTTTCTTTGTCCATCTACTTGACTCCAAAAAACTTTAGTAATGCCACAACCTCGGCTTTTTCTTGTGGCGTCCAATTGGCTTCGCCCTTCGACATCAACGTTTTAAGTCGTCGCTCGTTCATATCAAGCTGACCAACCATCGTCGGATCTTTTTCTATTTTGTCTATTGCCTTCTCATAAAACGCTGGCTCTCGTACTGGTTGCGCTGGCTGTACTGGTTGCTGTTGTGTTGTTTGTTCAATTCCATATTGTGAACGTAAATTGGCTAGGAACTGATCGGCGTTTAGCGTTCGGTTTTTAATTTCCGTCAACTTGCCGGATATATCAAAATCACCCGGTAATTTGACGCCGGGGATCGCCGCTGTTTTGTTGATCAACGCATCGCCGGATTCAAGCGATAACCCAGCCAACAAATCTTTTCTTAAAAGGTCTATCTTTTCTGCGTCTTCTTTTCTAATACCTAACTGCCTTGACGCTCGATCAACCGCGGCGTTTGCTCGTTTCTGAACCTGCGCAACCCGTGCGTTGTATTCGCGTTTCACAAGATCCATAATTTCAGCACGTTGTTGCAAACTTAAACCACCCTCGCCTTTTGCTTTGTTTAGGTAGTTTTGCATCGTTTGCTTTAATCCTGCACTGCCCTCCAATGTCGCAAACTCCTCGCCTCTTACTGTGCTTCTTGGATCCATTGACTTGGCGGCTTTCATCACAAACTCGACTCCGCTCAGTCCTGTTTCGTCAAAAACTGCTGGAGCCAACGATTGAAGGTTTGTTTGCACTTCTTCAAGGTCTTTGACAATCTGATTGCTTTGTAACGTGCCACGTATCTTATCTAACCGCTCCTCGCCTTTTGCGCCGAAATAAACCGGTCTTTCAGACGGTGTAGCTTGCGCCGCCATTATTCCCGTTGCTGGTTGTGCTGATCCCATAGCCAACGCGCTTTCAATAGGTATGCCGCGATCTATTGCTATCGCCTCACCCACCCTAAAACGTGATTCTTGCATCATCTTCTGCTGTGCCGCGGCTTGTTCTCTTGCGCGCTGTGCTGACTGCAATTCAATCATTGCAAGCGGCTTGGCAAGTCGTGGGCTCTGCTCTATCAACTCCTGACGGCGTTCCGGCGTTACGCCTTGCGTCAATGCTTCCATCAATGCGCGGCTTTGTAGCACGTTTCGCTCATCCGTTCTCTTGCGTGCTTGATAGCCTAGCAACCCTGATACCAATGCTCCGCCTAAAACGGTTGCAAAATTACCAGCGGTGGAGCCGTAAGGGTTGACGGCATACGGTAACGCGCTGGCAACCCCTTGTGCCGCGATACCATACGGATCTTCTATCGGTCGATAATCCTGCGCAAACATTGCTGATAGTAAGTCTAGTCCGTCTGCCATTACTTCATCAAACCTCCGGATATACCTGCGCCAAGTCCCTGTGCAAGTCCAGTTGCTAGTGCGTTGCCCATGCCGGGTTGACGCTGTTGTTGGTCGCCTTGTAAAGCGAACGTGTCATACATCAAATCACGCTTTAGGTTGTATTCAGCTTGCATCAATGCAAACGGATCTGCGCCGCCCCCTCTTGACGCCATTTGCTCTTGTAATGCCCTGTTCTTCGCCGCTTGTTGCGCTTCAAACTCGCGTTGTCGCTGTGCTTCCACCTGCCCCAGTTGCCCAGTGTAGTAGCCTTGCAATGCCTGCAGTTGCGCTGTTGGCACTTGATACTGTGTGAGTTCCTGTTGGAATCGCTGTTGCTGTAATCCGCGCCCCATCTGCTCGGCGCTATACATTGCTTGTTGCCTTGCCTGTTCTTGTTGCTGATACATCTGCTCCCGCAAACGCTCTGCTTGCTTACCGGTTGGATCAATGCCCCGTTGCGCAATCATTGCTTCAACCGCTTCGTTTTGCCGCGCAAACTCTGGTGCAGTCTGAGACTCAAACTGCCCCATCACGTTTTGATACGCCTGCTGGTAAGTGTCCTCGTACTCACCCGGCTGAAACGCGCCCTGCGCTTGCAACTGTTGTAAATACGCTTGGATGTTTTGACCAGCTCCAGTTTGCAGTTGCCCGAGCTGATCCCCTGCTGATAATTGCTGAAACTGCTCTGGCGTTGCTTCACCGAACGGCACAACTGGCTCGGCTGGCATCCCGCCCGCTTTTTCTAACCGCTTTTCTAACTTGGCAATCCGCGGATCGTCTGGGTTAGCACCCCGCAAAAACTCAATTCTGCGCTGTATCCGCTCGGGGTTGCGTGGGCGATCCTTCTTCGGGCTTTTCTGCATCGCACTTTTTTCAGCCATTACACTTGTCCCCCAACGTCAAATCTCATTTCAAATCCAAACACTTCCAAACTCTTGTCTTTATAACTGCCGCTCAATGCAATGCTTGCACAATGCCCCTGTCCTTTAGCCGCAAACCTATCATATATGTAATCAGTACCGGTACTCCACCTACTTCCCCACGGTGTAAAACCAACTTGCCCGCTTACCGTTCCCGATACGCTCCACGGCGTATAAAATCCGCCTGTGCTAGTAGTAACCGTCTCATACGGCGATACGCGTCTAAAATCCGTGCTTAGTCCTATAGTCATACCAGTACCGCGCACCGTTTTAATCAGCGGTCTAATATCCTTGAATGTCTTGTAATTTCCACGGCTTCCGTAAAACGAGAAAGGCGTTTCAATCTTCCAATTTATGTTCTCGCCGCGGTCGTTGTACCCAACGTCTGCTTCGTAAATAACACCGCTATCGCTACCATACCACGGCTTCCCCGCTGCAACGGTAATGCTCAAACAATCGCCGTCGTCGTAGTTTGTAAACTTCGTCCAAGCGCCGGTGTCGATTGAATACACCAGCAAATACGTTTTCAAACCGCTGAACGGTATTTGAATGTACACCCGGCGCCCTTGCGGATAAAACGCGCCCTGCCACCGATTGCTAAACGGTAACGCTGCCGCCGCTTGGCTAATAAGAGGATTAATTCGCCTTGATACTGTTTCGGATGCCTGCTGCGGATCGCTCTTTAATAGCGAGCTGACCGGCACAATACCCTGCTCTGTAAGTATCCAAACGTCTTGATTGACCCGCACAAACGCCTGATACCCGAGCGGCTTTCCAATGTAATATCGCGCCACTGCTTTCCAGTCTGTCGGATCGTTTCCGTCGTATGCCAACAACTCGCCTTCGCTTGATACGACAATAAACAAGTCCTGCGCCGTTGTGGAGGTCGTGTTCGTATAACTTCCCGCAAATACAAGGAACCCGCCGCGCTGTATGATGTAGCTTAAATCCTCTTCCGTAAGCGCACTAGAACCAACTGTATTCGTGCCGCCGTACCAAATCGACGCGCTATCTTTTTCAATAAAATACAACCTGTTTTTGTAGCTGGATACATTGACCAAATCCGCCAATGTCACGCCGGTGAACGTGCTATTAGCAATCGTACCCGCTGCGCCGTCATACACTTGCACGGTGTCGCTGCCGTTACAAATAAACATCTTGTTGTTAAATATCTCGGCGTTGCAATTGCTATCGGTGATAGTTGCGCCGGTATCCGTTACGCCCGTGCCGTCGATTGCATATATTTTCGTGTCAATTGCCGCTATTAGCTTAAACGTGCCATTGGGTAACGGCATCGCTTTTAGCATGCGCACCGGCTCTGCGTTAGTAGTATCCTGAAACTCGACGTATCCCTTCCGCAAACTTGGAGCGTTATTAGACGGCAGTATATTGATAAGATCCAACGCAAAAAACGGCTCGGTGTTATCAATCGGGCTGATAAGATCCAAGCCACCAAACGGCGCTGGCATTGTGACGCCTTGCACCGCCATGCCGTTACCTCATCCGCCGTTGTGCTGGGGTTGGCTGGTCAAAGTATCCGCCTGTTTCAATCAACGCTTGTCGTTCTCTTACCTGCTCCGGCGTTGCGTAAAACGGCAATGGTCGATACATGCCTTGCGGTGTAAACGTTCCAGTTCGTATCTGACCCGGCAATGCGTTTACTTGCGCGTAATTCATCTGACGTTCTGGTTGTCCCATCGCTTGACCTAATCCTTGTGCCATCCCTGGTTGAAAACCACCAGTTTGCCTACCGACTTCAGCGCCACCGGTTACGGCGTTTGCATAATCCATCGGGTTGCCGCCCGGATTATATGATCCAATTTTTGCAATCTGCTCGCCCGTCATAGTAAATCCGGGATCGACGTCCATTGGATAACCACCAACCGCTCTACCTACGTTACCTGGCATAAACGTTTCAGGTAATGTCCCGGGAAAACCACCTATACCAGCGCCGATGCCTTGCCCAAACCCGAGCTCGGTTGGTTGTTGCGCTTGTTGTTGCGCTCGGTAATCCTGAACGGCTCGCTCTCTTCTAGCGTCGCGGCGTTGCAAATACTGCTGACGTCGCTGTTGCCGTGGTGTCAACTCCTGCTCAGGCATGCCGCCCGCTGGTTGACCTACAACACGCTGGTTAGGCGTAAACTGTCTGCCTCGCCGTTCAAGGTACTGTTGTCGCCGTTGTTGTCTTGGTGTTAACTCTCTAACCCCGCCGCCCGTTGGAGGTCGTGAAAACATGCCTTCCATTCGTTGCATCGGATCTTGACTCATCCCCTGTTGTATCCTTGCGATTCTTTGTCTTTCCTCTTCCGCGGTTGGTGGCTGATATGCTCGCCCGCCGTTCATTATTGCATTAGTTCTTGGATCAGCTCTCTGACTCATATTACAACTCCGGTTGTTTTCCTTGCTTATTCTGTTGTTTCGTTCGCCCATAAGCGCGATTGAGCGCCGCCCGGGTTGACCCTGCTTTTACTAAATTACCACTTGCGTCTCGGTACATACCAGCCGATAGCCGATTAACCTGCCCAGCCTCCGGTCGTACCTCGCGCACCTGTGCTGGCTCCGCTCCCTCTGGCGGTACTAACTGCGTTGCGGCTGTTAGCAATCTATTGTACTCGGGTTGCTCAATGCGTCCCTCCGATAGCCCCTGATCCAAATTGCCTTTAATGAGATCGAACGTAATGCCCTGCTGTGCCGCAAAATGCTTCATGTTTTGCATTGCAATGTTCGGATCGTCACCGGCATTACTTAATGCGCCACGCACAAACATTCTTCCTAAACTGCGATTATTATCGCCGAGGAATCCATACGCCGAAACAAGCGCGTCGGAAAGTTGTACAGTTGGCTCGTATGCTGTTGGATTACTTTTGGCAATCTTTTCCATAGCCCCGGTTTTCAACACCGAACCATCCTTGCCAAAGTCGGTCGTTGTGCCATCCGCAAGCGTGCCTTGCCAATTGTCATCCAGTAATCCACGCTCTTGCAAGGCTCCTCGCACGGCATCGCGGCGCATCTGACCCTTGTCTTTACTTGATCCTGCATACCGGCTAGCCAACATTCCAACCGCCGCACCGATAATAGTGCCGACAACCGGAACAACCGAACCCGCCGCCGCACCTGCCGCCGCGCCTGCCGCTAAACCGCTCGCCATGCCCGCCAATGTTCCGGCTCCAAGTCCAAGAGATAATCCCGCTATACCCCCCGATATCGCGCTGGCTGTATCGCGCTGTTTACCTGCCGCCATTGACCCGGTAATGTCGGCTGTCTGTTTTGCGCCGTACAACCCTGCCGCAATCTGCGCGCCCGGCACTAAATAACCACCCAGCGCTTCTGTTGCCGCTGTTTGCGCCGCTGTACCGGCAACGCCGCTCGTTGCAAGTGTTGTTGCGCCGCCAATACCTTGCACACCAGCGCCCATGTAGTCACCCGACTTATAAGACTTGTAAGCGCTATATAACTGTGCCGCACCTGCCGCGCCTTTTACTAAATCACCAACGCTTAACGAATCAAAGAACCCCGGATCTTGTAATGACTCCGTTGGCACTACCGCCTCGCCAACACTGCCGTCAACATTGCTACTGACCTGTATCTTTGTAAAACCTTCCGGCACATCTGCACCGCCTATTGGTTGAATTACCTTGTCTCCGCTTTGTATAACGCCCGATGATGCTCCACCACCTAGATCAACCATTGCGCCGGAGCCGTCAACCGTTGTCGTTGGCGGAGGCACCGTTCTTTCAATGCCTAACGATCCACCGCCGAGCGCATCGGATAATTTTTTACCCGACTCGGTCAAAACTTCTTCAGTTTTTTCCGCTGGAAAAAAGTAGTTGTAACCCTGTTGCGCCCCAATTAAACCGCCGATGGTACCAACGGTTTTGCCGATGCCCATCATCTGTTGCGCCTTTGCACCTTGTTTTGCGCGTGCCTGTTGCGCACCACGAATACCACCTTCGCCAAACGCTTCGGCTTCGGCTTGCTGTCCGCTGTAACCTTGACGGCGCAACTCCATGTACCGCGCTAACATCTCCTGATAACTTGCCATTATAACGGTGTCCCAAATCCTACTCGTCCACTTCTACCGTAAACTTCTAATCGAAGTTCACCGCCTGCGAATAAACTCTTGCCCACTTTTTGCCGTGCGTAATCGTCGTTTAGTTTGACGTCAAACCTCGGCACGATGGTTGTCAATCCATGTATCTCGGCGAATCGCTCAAGCATACCTTGCTCTAACGTTTTCGGATTGAATATCGTTTCGTCGGTATCTGCTAAAAACTTGGTGTATTTACCGTCGTAGTACACCCACGTCACTGCACCATCGCTTGCACTGCCGCTGGTATGGGTTGGAGGAGTCGCCCCAGTAGTCCCACCGGCTGTGGTCGTGTAATAGTTGCCGTTGTAAAAACAATAACTGTTTACCCCAAACGTAGTCGACGCTTTCCACGTTTTCGGCTTAACGGTGCGGTCTGAAACGTATTCGAATATAACTACATCGCCGGAGGATGTCGGTGTCGGGCTTATCAATAATTGATTGTCGGTAATGCCACGCAGTTGAAACTCATCGTATACGGTTGGATTGAGCCCATAGCCTTCAATGTCGGCGTATCGCTGTTCACTCATTGCACCGAGCAAACGCCACCGCGCGGATTGATTCCAAAACGTATCGTAATGGTACTGGCTAAAATCGGATGGTAATGCGTACTGTGCTTGACTCGCAACAAACGTGATTGACCCGCTTCGGAACATCTTGTTCCAAAGGTACTGATTCGCCATCTCCTGATTGATACGGTTGGCGATTGCTAGTAATTGTTTGCTAGTTGTGTCCGTGCTACCGACAACGGATGAGCCGACGGTATAACCGGCTTCATCCGCTACGGCTTGCACGTTTTCAAGTAATGTAGTCAATTAGCCCCTACGCTTTCTGCGCGACTTGGTCGCCAACGCAATTTCCTCCTCTATCTTATCAACATTAGATGGGGCTTCCTCTACCTCTTTTTCGTATTTCCAATCTGTGCCTTCGGTAGCGTTGATCCGCGCAATAAGCACCTCCAACTTATCCTCCAGCCGCCTGCTTCGTGCGCGCTCGCTTTCAATCGCTGCCTCTAATGCCACAATGCGGTTTGCATCACTTGACGCTGCTTCAAGCCATGTTTTTGCTTTTGAACAAAACTGCGCCAATGTTCCAATTCGCGCTTTTGCCGCATCCGGCGCCTCGGCTAATTGCTCAATAGTGAAAAAACCGTGATAGTTTAGTTCCTTTGCTGCGCTGGCGGGTAACATAGCCCATTCAACTAGCGGTGTTCCGGTGATACCGGCTTCCGTTCCTGCCTTAAACGCTTCCCATTGCTTCGGATAGTTGGCTTTATCTTGGTTTTCTACCCTGCGAACGGTCTCGTCCATCCCGGGAAACTTGATACTGACGCTCTCAATCTCATCGTACACCGGCATCCCTTCTTGCGCTGACTTCACCGGGTTAAGATTGTACGCGACAAAAAACCGAACGTTCGGCTTTCGTCCGCCTGCGTGATTATTTTGTTGCTCTTCGAATGCGTGATCCCAATTTACCATGATAGTGTTCCTCGCTTGTAGGCGTCATTGCCTACTTACTTATAACACTACCCCTCAATAACGACTAGTGTGTTGATTGCGCCGCCTGAGGTCTGGTATGCAGTGATGGCTCCGGCTGGGATGAATCCGTCGGTAAACTTAAGCACGTTAAGTCCTGCCGTGTTTTTAAGAACGTAACACTTGTTCGTCGCTGTTGCCGCAATACCAGTAAGCGCTTGTCCCTCGAGTCCAATCGCCACATCCGCGCCGCTGTTGTTCTGTATAATCAAACACTTGCGCACTGGATTAGCTGCTAAAATAGTCACACTGGATGATGATGCAACCGTTGGTGTCGTTGTGGTCGTGTTGCCCGCTGAAACTGCCATAATGCCTCAAAAAAAAGAGGGGAGTCGCCTCCCCGTTGGTTAAGTTGCCTTCGTAAACTTCAGATAGAAGAACGATGTACCGTTTGACACTACGACAAAACAGTTAGTGTCGGCGTCGTTGTCCTTTACAACTCCGATAAACCCGCTTCCAACTGTCGCTGGAGCACCAAACGCGGCGGTTAATTCTGCCGCTGTTGGTGTCGTATCGTTTACGTCATCTGTGCTTTGTATCGTTCTAACACCTGCTGCGCTTCCGTCAACAACCGCAACTGCTACGCCGTCGGTAACCTTTGCAGCCAACTGACCCGGCATACCTAGTCCCATCAACTCTGCTGTGCTTGCCATGATAACCCCCTGTTAAATCGGGAGGGGTTGCCCCCTCCCTTTGTACTAGTTAACCGACAAATGCCCAGTTGACTTAACTTCAACCGTACCAGCACCGGTTAAAGTTGTGAGACCAACAACGTTCTTAATAAGCGTTGTCGATGCGTCATCAACTACCCCAGCGGTTGCGGTTGTGTTGAGATTAGTATCAGCGGCGTAGGATGCAGCGGCTTTCACCTTGACTCCGCTTCCTACTCCACCACCACCAATTCCGCCAACCCACACCCAAAGGTACTCGTCGTTTGCTGCTGCTACCTGAGCGATACCAACTTGCAAACTGTTTGATCCAGCGTTTGTAGTTGTAAGCATTGCAGCCTGACCATCGTCGCTTATTACTACTGCGGCATACTGATCAATTGCTCCACTTGCTTGCACGAATATGAAGTCCCCGACCTTAGCACTTCCAACATCGCCAACTACTGCTGGCAATCCTTCGTCTGCGGTTGTGAACGTTTTGGTGTAATTAACACCGAATGATCCTGATCTGCTCATATCTCTACCCCCTTATGCGTAAATGACAGCTTGTAGCGGTGGAGCCGAACAACACAAGTTCGCTTCGAGTACGATGATCGAGAACATAGCGTCCTGATCAACCGGTCGTTGCATGTCTGGCGTTAGTGGTTTGAAATCTGCATCTCGAACCATGTCAAACGTCCAGTAATCTGTGTTGAGTAGTCGGCACGAATTAGACTCAAGTACTGCTGAGCTATATCCGCCATCGAACACGAAATCGACACCGTCATAGTTTAGCAACCTAAACCCAGCTTCACCCTTCTTCTTCGGCGCTTGTATGCGCTGAATAGCTGTAAGCGAGCTGTGCAGATGCTTCCATGCTGTTCTATCGCAAACACCGAGATCCGGCATCTCATCGCCACGCGTGATCTGCGAAATGGTATCTGTGATTGTGTCTTGTACGTTTGACGCAGAAAGTGTCACGTTTACCGCAACGTTTCTTGCAAACGTATTAGTCGAACGGTCGATTCCGCCGTATGTACCTGATGATGGTGAAGTTGATACTGCCTTCTTCAATCCGTCAATCTCGAGTCCACCAGCCCCAGTTCCATCGCCACGGATAGAATTGGCAACTGTGTTGCGGAGTCGCTTGGTAGCAGCTTCGATTTTTGCTTCTACTAAGTCGAGAAGTTCAGCCTCGCCACGATTAGCACGTCGTTCACGTCCCGAGATAGAAACGGGCTCATACGCCTGCTTTACCTGGAAGATAAACGCTGTGAGATCGTCAACTGCTGTTAAGTTGAACGAAGAATACCCGCTGTACCAGTTTCCAACGGCTGTGTCGTTGTACATAACTGGTTT